GTTCCTCGATTAAGAGATATGGAGCCTGAGCAAGCACAAAAGACTTTGCAAAAGATATTTAAGCGGGATAACGAGCGAGAATTACAAAAATGAGAGAGAAGATGAGCAGTGAGTGCGATAAGTGCGGCGAGCATGCGCTAGAATATAATTGTGAAACGGTTTACCGACGTCAGGAAACTGTTCCAGGGCCTAATGACAAGTTCTTTTTCAAGGGCAAGTTTTTCGAGACAGAAGAAGAATTTTGGAAATACGTAAATGAATGGCCCTTTCTGACTACAGATGAAGAAACATTTTTAAGAGGGTGGAGCCAGCTAGGAAAGGAAATTTGGCTGAATATGAGCATGAGAAAACAAGAATTCACAAATGGCGCACTCAATGAAATTCTGCAAGAACATTTCATGTATCTATTGCATAGGTTTTTTAGGGTAAAAGATGAGTATTGATTATCAGATGAACAAATACTCTAGAGAGAAGAGCAAATTCAATGGAGAGCCTCTTTTTTCTACAAATGAGTATTCTGTAAATCATCTTGCTAAAAGACTTGGTGTGCATCCTCAGCATGTTTATTATTTGCTACGAAGAGGTGTTTTAAAGGCTGATAAAAGGGGATCGGCTTGGATTATATCGGACGAAGAAATTGAGCGTATAGCAAAAGAAAAGGGATGAACAGGCGCTTTCTATTTTTTCCCCTGTATAAATTCATAATATTGCGTCGCGAATTTGTTCAAATTTTAATTGAGGGTAAATGCCACATGTGGTATTGTGCACCTCCTCAATTAAGGGCGTAATTATATGAAACATTATTTTGTCTATATTAGAGATATCCAAATTTACAAGTTTATGGTAGATGCGGAGAATGAAGAAGAAGCCAAAGAATTGGCTGTTGAACTGTTTGAAACAGAAGGTTACCTTTCTAAAGCGTGGCACTCTGACACAGAGGATTACCAGGTTGTTAATGTAGAAGAATGTGTAGATATAGAATATTCTGCGGGTGAAGACTTTATTAAAATAAGGGTGCCTTCTCAAATCAAAAAAGAATTTAAAATTTTCTGTGCAGAAAAAAATAAGAGCATGCAAGATATTTTAAACGCAACGATCAAAAATTTTATTAAGCGTCCCTAGATCTAGAGAAATACAGAAAAGAATTGACTTTGGAACGCTACCACCCCGGTAGCGTAACAACTTTACTTGAGGACGTTTCTTTAAAAGATTTAATCCCTTCTTAAAACTTTTCTTTCTTTTTATCTTCTGGTAATCTTAACTCAAATAATGTGAGTAATTTATGCCATTCACAGATAGACATTTAGCACCTTCGGCCATCACACAAACTAAGCCTGTGCGCGTGACAGTAGAGGGAAGCAACCTCTCTAATGGCCAGTTTGTGCGCGCAACCAACTTCTTCTCACCCTTGCAACCTCATTCAACGGGCATGCATCAGCTCAATAACAGGCTATTGATGGTTTGGAATACTACAGCGGACACTTTCGACCTGTTCGATGAGATGGGCTTACCTATTGATGGCACAAATTATACCGCTTTTGTGGCTAATGACTACTCGCAATTTACGCTTACAGGGCCGGATTTAGATGTGCAAAACGTAAGTGATTAACTTTTTTATACTTAAACTCTAATTCTCTTTTGTGGAATGCGCCTGATTTGCTATAAAAAAGCCTGAAATTCAAATAATATTTATGCATTTTGGGCTTGTTTTAAATGACGACTATATCAGAAGACCTTAAAGACCAACTGCCTTCGTTAGAGCTCTTATCAGATCGTAAATGGCGCCTTACTAATCTGTACTATATCAAAGACAAATCAGGTCAAAGCGTGCCATTTAAGCCCAACTGGGCACAACTTCAGCTTATGAAGCCCCATTACCTCAACATCATCTTAAAAGCTCGCCAATTGGGAGTTACAACGTTCCATGCACTCTTATTCTTGGATACCTGTTTGTTCAACGAAAACGTCCATGCGGCAATTATTGCGGACTCGAAGCAGACTGCGCGGGAGATCTTCGTCGATAAAGTTAAGTACGCCTACGATCATTTACCTGATTGCATTAGAGCGCTTTGCCCAGCCAACCGCGACAACGCAAATGAGCTTCGTTTTGCAAATGGATCTGTTTTTCGGGTCGGAACCAGCTTGCGGGGGGGTACAATTCAACTGCTACACATCACCGAGTTTGCAAAAATATGTCAGGAGAATCCGCGCAAGGCCGCGGAGATCATGTCTGGTGCGATTAATACAGTCCATGTCGGGCAGTTTATATGTATTGAATCTACTGCTAGAGGCCGAGAAGGCTTCTTTTATGACATGTGTAAAACGGCAATCGCGCTAAAAGACCAGGGTGCAGAGCTTGGTCAGCTTGATTGGAAGTTCTGGTTTTTTCCGTGGCAAGATCATCCAGACTACAAGATACAAGCCAAGAATATCGTCTTCCCAAAGGAGTTAGATGAGTATTTTGAGAAGATTGAGGGACAAGGTGTTAAATTAACACAAGAACAAAAGAACTGGTACGTAAAGAAGATGCAAACACAAGGCGAGTACATGAAGCGCGAGTATCCATCCACGCCCGATGAGGCATTTGAGTCGGCAAATGAGGGCCTCTACTTTGGCAAGCAGATAGCCCAAGCGCGTCAAGAGAAGAGAATTTGCTACCTTCCATACGACGATCATGCCAAAACCTACACCGCGTGGGATATTGGTTATAACGATGAGACAGCGATTTGGGTATTCCAGCTCGTGGGCAAAGAGATACACCTCATTGACTACTACGAAAACTCGGGTGAAGGACTAGCCCACTATGTCAAATGGGTGCGCGAAAAACCCTATATCTATGAGAAGCACTATTTCCCATTCGATGCTGACTCAAAGGAAAAGGGAAGTGGCCGCAGCTACGTCGATCTCGCAAGAGAGATGGGGCTTAAGACTCAAGTCCTTCCGCGCGCAAAGAATGAGCTATTTGGCATTGAGAACCTAAGAGGCATGATCAACCGTATGTTCTTTGATGAGAAGAAGTGCGCACAAGGGATCAAAGCCATCGAAAACTTCCGCAAAGAATGGAATGATAAGCTTGGATGTTACAGGGAAAGGGCACTTCATGACTGGGCATCTCACGGCTCTAAAGCGCTTATCTATACGTCAGAGGCAGTTGGCCGCATGAGCAATGGAAGTGGTATGACTGCGGAGCAGTGGCGGCGTCTTCGTGATGAATACATAGGATAGTAGAATGGGTGAGTTTACTGATTTGATTTTTAGTCTGCTAGGTAAAGTTGGGCGCTGGTTTAATGTCAAAGGACAAAGGGTGTGCTTTATTTTGTGGGCTATTTGCCTTCTTTACTGGATAGCTCGTAATTTTTCGATGGGGCTAATGGTTCAAACAGGTAGTTGCTTAATTTCATTCTTATTTCATTGTTATGGGTGGTGGAACTGGAAAATCAAAGGGATTGGTTAGTCATAAATCATTAAAATACATCAACTTACGTCATAATTTTAGAGACAAAAATATTTCTTTGGCTAAAATGTAAAGAAAATATTTGAGTTATATGGCGTATATCTCTGGCAATACGGAAGTTGTAAACAAGTTCAACCAGTTCTATTACGATGCTTGGCGAACTTGGGGCGTTTACTATTCTGCGGCTTATAGAGACCTTCGCGCGTATGCTGGTGACAATTGGCTGACGCAAGAGAAGATGTACCTTGAGCAGCAAAAGCGTATGGTGCTGGAGTTAAATAAAATACGCCGCGTTATCAATCTTTATAGCGGCTATGAGCGCGAAAATAGAACTTCAACAGTTGTTTCTCCAATTGAAGGGGCAGACGAGGAAACAGCCGAGCAGCTCACCGATGTTATGCTCTACATCTACGACAAAGCCAATGCTCACTACACCTGTTCGGAAGCGTTCGACCACTCGCTAAAGACCGGCTTGTCTATCATCGGCATTTATATGGACTACAGTCGCGACAAGGTTAATGGTGACATTAAGTTTTACTGGAAACCATTTAATGCCTTGATGATGGATCCTTATTTTACTAAACGGGATTTATCAGATTGCGATCAGGCGGCCACTCGCGATCTGCTTAGCAAATCGCAGGTCAAAGCTCTTTTGCCATTTATCGACCCATCAGTCATAGAGAATATCCCAACAGGTATTAGAGATAACAAATATCAATATCTTGGCATCTATAGGCAATACAATAGTGCCTACATAGCCAAGAACCTGCTCACGTACGACCAGTACTGGCGCCGCTACAATAAAGAGCAAAAGTACCTCATCGACACAAAAACAGGTATCAGTCAAGAGTATAACGGCTCGCGCGAGGAAGAAAAGCAGTTAAAATTGATTCTTGAACAAGCCCCACATCTTCAGCTTATTAATTCCTATAAGAGCACGGTCGAGTTAAATATCATAGTCGGCGGCGAACTTCTCTATCAAGGGCCAGATCCGACGGGCCTTGATACATTCCCATTCGTGCCCGTGATTTGCTACTTCGAGCCTCTGATTGATACTTACGAGCTTAAGATTCAAGGTATTGTCCGCTCTATTCGCGATGCGCAACGACAATACAATAGGCGTCATTCACAGATCATCGACCTTATGGAATCAGTTATTAACACAGGGTGGATTCACAAAAATGGCGCGGTTATTGATCCTTCTATGCTTTTTATGTCTGGCGCGGGCAGGAATGTGGTTGTCAATGAGGAATACGATGTCAATGCAGACATTCGCGAAATTAGCCCACCTCAGATTCCTCCTGGTTATCTTGCATATCAAGATATTATGGACAAAAACATTCTTGAAATTCCTGGAGGCAATGATGAGATTCTCGGTATTTCTTCAGTTGGTGATTCTCAAGTGTCTGGACGTCTTGCGGAAGTTAGGGCTTCCAATGGGCTAAAGGGTAATCGCGGACTTTTCGACAACTTTGAACTAGCAAAAAAACTTCTTGGCGACCTAGTACTTCAGACCGTTCAAAAGCAGTATACGCCGGGAAAGGTGGCTCGTATTATCGGACGTAACCCAACCGACCAGTTCTTTTCGCAACAGTTCGAAGAGTATGACTGCACAATTAAGCAATCCGTTCTTACTCAGACGCAAAGAGAGGCCTATTACTATCAACTGCTCCAACTTCGCTCTCTTGGCGTGGCAATTCCAGACGACGAAATCATCTCCGCAGCTCCACTTCTTGGCAAATCCCGTATCGTCGAGCGCATGCAGCAGATGCAGCAGCAGGCCGAAGAAGCTTCAATGCAGGCTCAAGAGGATGCGGCAATCGAAAGACAACTCAAGCTTTCACAAAAAGAAGAAAACTTGGCTCTTGCACAAGAAAGACGTGCGCGTGTGCTATCAGATATCGGCCTGGCAAAAGAAAGACTATCCGAAAGCGAGCAAAACTACGCCAAGGCAATGCTTGATAATGCAAGAACTGTAGCTGAGATTGAAGACCTGGATCGTAGGCGTATTATTGACGTCCTCAAATTGGCAGCCGACATGCATATGCAAGCACAAGAGAGAGCTAATGAACAGATAGAAGAAGATATGCAGAAGGCTAAAGAGTTAGCTGAACCAATACCTATAGGAGGAGAAAATGGTTAAGCGTGCAGGAATGGAATACATGAAAGGGTATTCCCAAGGCTACAAGCCGCCTACCGGCTCGGCAGGTAGCGAGGCAAGGGGTGAGTATAGCCATAGCAGCAATCCTCGCCCAGTGCCCAAAAAAGGGTCTTCTATTGGCCCAGGTTCTGAGTATGGATCAAACGCTGATAGATCGAAAGTTATGAGCCTGAAAGGTGAGCAGGCTAAGAAAGAAAGCTTACGAGGAATGGGATGCTAATACTGCCAGCCAAGGATAAAATCGCAAAAGACATGCAAGATCATCAAGAAGCTAAGCAGTCTTTAACGAATCATTACAATAAAGAGTTGGAGAGGATTCTTAATGAAAACTCGCATAAGACGATTTATTGGATCTTAGGCAAGGTGCGTTTCCCAGAAGAGTTAGGTGGAAAAGTTGGCAGGGCCTTTTTAGAGGCGTCAGACGCCAAACCGCCAGTTGTGAAAGATGCTTTCTTGTATGAGGTGGACAACACAAGAGGTGTCAAGACTTTGCTATGGGTTTGCTATCC